GCAGAAACTCTTAAAAATAATCATCCGGAAATAGTAGATCTCAAAGATCTTTCAGCTATGAGTGTACAAAGATGGATAGATTCTAAGGAAAAAGCAAAGCTAGAGGAATCTATAGAGCATGGTGGAGATCCATTAGATGATTTTATGAAAGAATATCGAAAGGCTATTAAAAATTTAAATGTAAAAACTGAGAAATTATATGATAAAGCTAATAAATTGTTAGATAAAGCAGAATTAGAAGGAGATACCACTACTTCACTTAGAGCAATCAAAGAAGTCAGAGACAGTCTTGATCAGCTCAGAAAAAATTGGGTATCTCTTATGCAGTATGGAACCAGACAAACATCTAATATATATCATATAAATTTAAAGAAAGAACAAAATGTGAAAATAATGCTCCTTGAATTTTCCAAGGTGCTTTGTAAAGAATGTAGATCTAAGGTCTCAGAATTGCTAAAAGAGAAAGGAGGAGATTAATGCCTAGAAAAAAGAAAAAGTATATAAAGCAAAAAATTCCTTCATATGATCCAAAAATCACTTTAAAAAAATTCTTCACTGGTCTCGGTATGACACTAGTTCCAGTAATAATCGGATATACTCTTAATTTTCTAGAAACTGAAGAATTTCCACCAGAGTATGCTGGCTATATAGTAATAGCAACAGCTTTCCTTCATGCATTAATGAATTATTTCAAACATAGAAATGATACCAAGGAAATTGAAATACCTACAACATCTTAAACATACTATGGTTCTAATATTATTCTTCTTTTGTGCCTTTGAACTTTGAGAACCTAGTATGTTATATAAATAATGTGATAATATGAGAAGAAAGACTATGGATTTAGATAAATGGTTAATCGATGCTTCCAAGTGGATTCTTTCTTAGGGATAATCTATCTATTCAAGCTAGTGCTAAACCTATCATTTAGTTTAGGCTTTAGCTTCTAGTACTAAGGATTCATCTCACCTAAATTCTTTTTCATGTAAATAATGTTTATTATTTTTGATTATTCTTATGGATGATCTCAAATTACTCGAATACTCACTTGATCCCATTTTATTCACTTCAGAAATTCTCGGATTAGAATGTAAATGGTTTCACAAAGAATGGCTAGAATTATTTGAGAATCATAATTTTATATCATTACAAGCTCCTAGATCTCATGGAAAAACCAGTATAGTTGGAGCTTATATAATATGGAGAGTTATTAGGGATCCGGACATCAGGATTCTTATAGTCACAATTAATCAGGATAAAGCAGATGAAATGATGACCTTTATTCAACATCATCTTGAGGAAAATCAAAAACTAATAGAAATATTTGGAGATCAGAAAGGATATACTGGTGAATGGACTAGGTCTACTCTAAGAGTAAGGAGAGCAGGTAAATCAGGATTCGCTCATAAAGAACCTACTATCACAGTTTTAGGTATAACATCTTCTATGGTTGGCGGTCATTATGATTTAATAATACTAGATGATATAACAGATCAAAAAAATTCTAGAACAGAACACAGAAGAAGAGAATTAGTTAGATGGTATAATCAGACTCTAGTTCCAATGCTGGAGCCTAATGGAAAGATAATATCAATAGGGACACGATGGCATGAGAATGATATTCACAGCTACTTAGCGAAAGATCCTTCTTTCGTTTCTAAGGTCTATAGAGCTATTACTGATGAAAGGAATAAAAAAGTTCTTTGGCCAGAAAGATACACTTATGAGAAACTTAAGGCTATAGAAAAAAGCATTGGGTCTGTTAGCTTTGAATTACAATATCAAAATAATATTATATCCAGTTCAGATTCACCTATAAAGTCTGAGTGGATACAAAATGCAGTCGAAAATTATAAGTTTCCTATTTCTGACTATCAGACATTTATAGGAGTAGATTTAGCATCAAAGGGTACAGAATCAGATTATTTTGTAATCACTGTAATTGCGATTGCATCCGGTTGTATATATGTCATAGATGGACTTAGAACTAAAGCCTCTCTATTTAAACAATGGGAACTTATTCAGTCGTATGCAGAAAAATGGAATCCGATAAAAATAGGAATCGAAGCTACTGCACAACAGAAACTTATAACCGATCAATTTATGGAGTTAAGTATTCTTCCTATAATACCAATCAAAACTTCTATAGCAAATGATAGAATGTCAAGAGTACAGCGATTATCAGTATTATTTGAAACTAATAGAATATTTATTAATCCCAATCTTGATGAATGGATAAATGAATTAAGATTATATCCGAGAGCTGCTCATGATGATACGATTGATTCTTTATCATTTGCTATTCAGACCTCGCAAGAAATAAAAAGAGAAAAAAATATTGATTGGGGGAGTATTCCAGATTTAATTCATAGCAAAACTATTGAACCTGTTAGTCATGTTAATAAATATAGAATCAAAAAAATAGGGAGGTAAAACATGGAAGAAATCTACATAGGCAACAAGGATATCTCTCGATATATTTCCGCTTGCTTCTATTCACTACGTAAGGATCAAGATATCAAAATAGTTGCTCGTGGAAATAATATAAAGAGAGCTATAGATATTCTAGCAATACTCATTAGAGATTATCTTGAGGATCCAAAATATAGTATAACGGTAGGAAGTGAGCCATTCGAGAAAAGAAATGTGTCCACGATAGAAATAACCCTATCTGGAACTAGGAAGAAAGATTAAAATTAATGATAAATTATGAGATTATTTAATCCATTAAAGCTTCTTAGTGGAAGAAAGAAGCATTCAATTTGGAAAGATGAAAGTGGAAGATACAAAACAGTGGTTTACTCTGGAAAAAAAGCTTCTAGGGGATTAACAGTATCTCCCAGAAGCACCTCTACTCTTAATAGCTATTGGAAATATTATAATGGAGAGGGGATAGTATTTGCCTCTATTAATACCACTGCGTGGAATACTGTAATGGTTGGATATCATCTTTCTTCCAAAAATGAAGAAGCTAAGAAATTAATACAAGATTATTTAGATAGACTTAATTTTCAGTCTATTCTTTTAGATAATGTAGTTTTTACTCTAGTATATGGAGATGCATTCATAGAGATAGTGAGAACTTCTTCTGGTAAAATTACTGATCTCAAAACAGTGGATCCTAAAACGATAGTTATAAATACTGATGAATATGGTAATGTTGAATCTTATCAGCAGGTAATAAATGGTAAAGTTCGAGATGTTGTATTAAAACCAGAAGATATAATACACATTAAGTTTTTCCCAAATCCATCCTCTCCATATGGAATATCTTTAATTGAGCCATCAAAAGATACAATAGACAGGAAGATAGACACAGATGAAGCTATATTTAATGCAATACAAAGACACACTGCAAAATATGTAGTGACCGTTGGCACAGAAGAAGATATACCACCAAGAGAAGTAATGGAAGACATTGAAAAAAAATTCGAAGATATAGATTCAAGTAATGAATTTGTTGTTCCTGGTGTGGTTAGAATAGATACTATAGATGAAAAAGGAGTTCAAGGGGTAGAAGAGTATTTTAATATCTTTCTCACTCAGTCTGTAATAGGGTTATTATGTCCAGAAGAAGCTCTAGGTTTAGGAGCCGGATCAACAGAGGCATGTAATGATGAAAAGACTGAGGTTTTAACTGATTCTGGATGGAAACACTATTGGGAGCTAACCAATGATGATAAGATAGCTACATTCAATCCAGAAACTGAAATGATAGAATATCATAAGCCTTTAGATCCCGTGGATACCTATGTGTATGATCATGATGGTCCAATGATTCGAATTAAGTCTACTAAAGCTGATATGTTGGTTACTCCTAATCACAGGATGTTTGTGAATTCAAATCCTACTTCAACGAATGAAAATTGGCATATAATTGAGGCTCGAGATTTATTAGAAACTGGCTCTAAGTGGGCATTTAAATCTAAAGTAAAAATCCCAGCAGAGGAAAATTTCGATGACTCTGAAATAAGCTTCATGAAATTTCTCGGATATTTTATCTCAGAAGGTTCTATAAATAGGGATTCTCCATATTGTAGATTAAGCCAAAAGAAAAATGATTCAGCTGCGAGGATTAGAGAAGTTCTAGGTGATATCAAATATAAATTTAAGGAATCATTTACTGAGAATAAAGGCTACGAATGGCATATTTATAGTCATGAACTTTGGAATTTCTTGAGACAATTCGGTAGGAACTGCTATGACAGAAAGATTCCTATTGAAATTAAAAATAAAAGCCCTTCTCTTTTAAAATATCTATTATTTGCAGCATTAGATGGAGATGGTACAAAAAATAAAAATTATGGCTGGCAATATGCTACAACTTCCCAACAACTAGCTGATGACATTCAAGAGATAGCTATAAAGTGTGGCTACCGAGCTCAACTATCGTATTCTGATGACAAACGAGGAAATAGAAAGCGATTATATCGAGTTTTTATCTCCAAAAATTCCAAAGGATATATCAGTATAGAATCAAGAAATGTCTCTGAGATACACTATAAAGGCAAAGTATATAGTCTGAATGTTCCGAATCACATCTACATAACTCGCAGAAATGGAAAAATATCTATCCATGGTAATACTTCTAAGGTAAAAGAAATTCTTTATGAAAGAATGATTAGAGCATTTCAAATGAAGTTATCTATCCAAATCAAAAACGAATTGGTTAATCCTATATTAGAAGAGCATGGGTTTCAAACTGGTATAGTTGATATTAAATTTAACTCAGTAACAGATGCAGATGAGGCTGTTAAGGCTAAATGGCTTGGAAATTTACTTAGAGGATTCAGAGAGGGGGAAAAGAAACCATTTACAAATGATGAGATTAGGGCAATGTTTGGTTATCCACCA